ATATCAGCAGCAGAGATAAGAAGTTTAATAGGCGCAGGTACAAGCTCTACAGCTGGAACAGTAACTTCTGTTACTGCTGGAACTGGTATGACTCAAACTGGTACCAATACTGTCAACCCAACATTAAATGTAATTGGTGGCGATGGTATAAATGCTAATACAAATGATATAGAAGTTGATACAACTGTTATAAGAACTACAGGGGTTCAGTCTATGAATGGGGAAAAAACATTTGGAACAGTACCTGTTGTAGGAACCAAAGGAACGGCTGATGATTCAACATATGCTGCTTCTACTGCTTATGTACAAAATCAAGGATATATAACTTCTTCTTCAGTAGGAAATGGCACTATAACAATAGATGCTGGAACAGGATTAACAGGAGGTGGTACTTTTACTACAAATCAAAGCGGAAACACTACTATTACTTTAAATGCAAGTAGTAGTGGAACGGTTACAAGTGTTTCAGGAACAAGTCCTATAGTATCAAGTGGAGGAACTACACCAACGATTTCTATAAATACAAGCTTAATAACTGGGCTTACTAATCTTGTATCAACGGGTAGGATTCTTACTGGAACTTGGGGTTCTAATACTCTGATGACCGTTACAGGAGTTACTGACTATTCTTTTCAAGGAGAGGTAATAAATACTGGAACAGGAACTGTAGTTCAAGGAAAAGTTTATAATTTTAATTCAGGAGGCTCATGGGTAGCGGCAAGTTCTGACGAAGAAACTTCTGCAAAAGGATTATTAGGTATTGCTACAAATTCAGGAACAATGCCTAATGCAGGTATGATGACAAGAGGAATGTATACACTTGCGATTGACCCAGGAACAATAGGAAACCAATTATTTTTAACATCAGTAGCAGGTAATTTAGAAGATGGTGCGCCTACAGCATCTGGTGCTGTAGTTAGAATAGTAGGTACGGTTATGGATTCAACTAACGGTCAAGTATTCTTTCATCCAGACAATACTTACATTACACTAGCTTAAAGTGGCAAAAAATATAGACGAAATAAATTCAGTAGAAATAGATAACAGTTCGAGAATTTCTGGAGTTGTTCCTTCTACTGTAGTAGTAGGTTTATTAGGTATTGATGATGTAAATGGAGTTGATAATTCTGCTCCTGGATTTAGCACAGATTATTCTTTAGATTTAAATGGTTCAAATCAATTAGCTAATTTTGGAAACTTAGCAGGAACTGATGTTCAGCCAACTCAGTCTACAATGAATACTAATGGCTACACAATGGCTGCATGGTGTTATTTTGACGCTTTGTCAGGAGGAGAGTGTATTATAAATGTAGGAAGCTCAGGAACTAACAACTACTATGGCCCAAAAATATTTGTTAATGGAAATGGTGCTTTTGTTTTTCATATGATGGGTTTAAACGGTAGTTCACCAGGGGCAGGGTCAAACAATAGAAATTCTACAAGAACATCAAATGGTGCGATATCATCAGGACAATGGTATCATTTAGCGTTAGTTATTCCTTCAGGATCAATGGGGTCAACACAAAATAGAAATGCTTGGTTAATGTATATTAATGGAACGGCATATAGTGGTACATATGTAAGGTCGGGAAATGCAAATTGTAACTTAGCCTATTCAGGAAATACAAGTATTGGTTCTTGGACAAGAGCCAGTAATCAATCATTTTTTGATGGCGAAGTAAATAATGCAGCAATATGGAAAACTGCATTAAGCGCAAATAATATTGGAGCAATATATAACTCAGGAAGTCCAACAGATATAAGCATAAACGCTGGTCTTTATACTGAGTCTGCTAATCTTGCAGCATGGTGGAGATTTAACACTGGATCAGGAACTTCATACACAGATAGTTCTGGTAATAATCTTACAGGTACAGGAGTTAATTCTCCAGGCTGGAGTTCCAATGTTCCAACATAAATATTTTAAAAAAAATATGTATATTTGTTTTTATATATTAATTTTAAATAAAATCAAATGAAAAATTTAACACAAGAAGAATTACAATCAGTACAAGACATACACAACGGATTTAATAAAGCAAAAATTGACTTAGGAGATCACGTTTTACAAAGAGAAGCTTTAATAAAAAACGTAGAAAACATAAGAGTAGAGTTTGCACAAATTGAAAAAAATCTAATAGACAAGTATGGACAAGACTCTGTTATTGATTTAATGACAGGTGAGGTAAAGTCTAAAGAGGAAGTTGATGCAACTGCTAAAATAGTAGAAAAAGCAAAAGTTGATACAGCAGAACATAATAAAAATCTTAAAAAAGCATAATGTCTAAAATAAGCAATCAAGCTGCATATCCTGCTCTATTACAACCAACACTAGATGATTATTTAGTAATAACTGATTACGATAATCAATTAAGAACTAAAACTGTTAATTTAAGTACAGTTAAAAATTTATTTGACGTTAGCTATTCTGATGTAACAATAGGAATAAGTTCGGCAGAATTAAAGGCTTTATTAGCGACACCTAAAACTTTAATAGCTGCGCCAGGCGTAGGAAAAGTACTTGAGGTGTTCAGCATTTTTGCTTACATGGACGTTGGAGTTACGGCTTATGATTTTGCTGACCCTGTACAAGTAAAAATGGGTGTGTCAGTTTGGGCTGATATTCCTACATCAACAGTAATGAATTCAGCAGTTGACGCATCTGCACATTTTTCTAAAACATTTCTTTCTTGTCCAGAAAACACAGCTATTGTGTTTCAAGCACAAGGTCAAAATGCTACAGTAGGAACTGGTACTATGAAAATAAATTTACGTTTCAGAACAATAGATTTACAAACATTTTAAATGGTAATAAGAAAGATTTCTATAGGGGCCGATTATAAATCTGGTGCTATGCACTACATTGTTGGACAAGAAGTCTTAGGTGGTAAACACAAAATTCATCTTATTCAAAATGATGCAATAACAGATTCTTATAGAATTTGGGTTGAAAAAAATTCTGAAGTTTTAGTTTGGAAAGAATTTAAAACAACACTACCTATATCTTTAGAGTACAACATAAACTTTTAATGAAGTCTCCATTTTCTTTTATAGTAAAGCCTATTAATAATAGACGTTATTCTAATATTAAAAATTGGGGAGTAGATTTTATAACAAGTACTTCAGAAGAAGACCATACGGTTTCAAATAGATATGCAGAAGTTATAGAGACTCCAATAGATTATACTGGAGAAGTACAAATAGGAGATATTTTATTAGTTCACCACAATGTTTTTAAATTTTACAACGACATGTATGGGCGAAGAAAAAGTGGTAAAAGTTTTTTTAAAGATGACTTATTTTTTATAGATCCAGATCAGTTTTTTTTATTTAAAAGAAATGGTAAATGGAAAGGGTATCATAAGTATTGTTTTGTAAAGCCTAGTTCTGCTAAAGATACTTTTGTAAAAAAAGCAGGAGTTATTGAACCTCTTATGGGTGTTTTAAAATACTCTAACTCACAACTTGAAAAGTTAGGTTTAAAGGTAGGAGACGAAATATCTTACCAGCCTGAAAGTGAATATGAGTTTGACGTAGATGGAGAAATATTATACAGAATGTTTACTAACAATATAACTCTTAAATTAAATGGATAGTAAAAGTATAAAACTTCAAATTATAAGCGCAGGAGAACAAGCTGTTGTACAGTTAATTAAAGTAGCAAAAGAAGATATAATAAAATTTGACTCTGAAGATGAGTTGGCAGCTGATAGATTAAAAAATGCAGCAGCAACTAAAAAGTTATGTATTATGGATGCTTTTGAAATCATGAAAAAAATAGAAGAAGAAAAAGCCTTATTAGATGGTGTTGACATAAAAACAACTAATACCCCAAAAGGATTTGCAGAATCAAGATCAAAATAAAATATATCACATAGTAAAGAATCTAATTCCTAAGTCTGTTATTTCTAATAAAAATAAAGCTAAGAATTGGCAATACGGATATAATGACAAATACAATGTAGTTGTTATATCAAAAGATGGAACCATAGGTGATATATATAATATAAACAATTTATTAGTAGCTCTTCCTGCAACTCCTCGTTTAACTTCCAAAGAAAAAAAAGAACAACAAGTTTGGGTTGCTAAGCCTATTGAAAAAGAATTAAAAAAAATTCAATCAATATTTCATTGGCATCAAACATCTCCTCAGTTTAAAGCTAGATGGGTTGAATATATAGAAGGCGAGTTTGATAAAAGAGAACAAGGGGAATGGTTTTTAAATAATGGCATTTCTACATATATAACTGGAACACATTATATGTATTTGCAGTGGACTAAAATTGATGTTGGTAATCCAGATTTTAGAGAAGCTAATAGAATTTTTTATATATTCTGGGAAGCTTGCAAAGCTGATTCAAGAAGTTTTGGTATGTGTTATTTAAAAATAAGACGTTCTGGTTTTTCATTTATGAGTTCATGCGAAGGAGTAAATCAAGCTACTATAACTAAAGATGCTCGTATAGGTATTCTGTCAAAAACTGGAGCTGATGCAAAAAAAATGTTTACAGATAAAGTTGTTCCAATTTCAAATAACTATCCATTCTTTTTTAAACCAATTCAAGATGGTATGGATAAACCTAAAACAGAATTAGCTTATCGTGTGCCTGCATCTAAGATTACTAAAAAAAATATGTATGATACAGGTGATGAAGAGCTAGAAGGTTTAGACACAACTATTGACTGGAAAAATACATCTGATAACTCGTATGATGGGGAAAAGTTGCAATATTTATTACACGATGAAAGTGGTAAATGGGAACGTCCTGAAAATATATTAAACAATTGGCGTGTAACTAAAACATGTTTAAGATTAGGAAGTAAAATAATTGGTAAATGTATGATGGGGTCTACATCAAACGCATTAGATAAAGGAGGGGCAAACTTTAAAAAATTATTTGAAGATTCAGACTGT